TAAAAGAATGTATAGTTTTTTTAGTAGACATGAAGTTGATAAACAAGCAGAAGGATTTAGTTCTGGCGAAGATGGTTACCCTTCTAATGGTAGAATAGCATGGGCATTATGGGGTGGTGATGCTGGTTTTAGTTGGTCAAAAAGATTGGTGGAAAAAATGAAAAAAGAAGATGAAAGAAAATTAAATAGAGCAGAACCAGATGCACTTAAAACTGGTGACTTTGTCAGTTGGAATAGTGCTGGTGGTAGAGCTAGAGGAAAGATTATCAAAATAGAAAGAGATGGGAAAATAAATATTCCTAATTCTGATCTTACTATTACTGGTACAGCAGAAGACCCTGCTGCTTTAATACAAGTTTATAGAAGTGGTGAACCCACTGATACAGAAGTTGGTCATAAATTCAGTACGCTAAGAAAAATTGACCCGATAAGAAATTTTGAATCATTAGATTCAAATGTTAAACCTTTAACAATAAACGATGAGGTAAAAATTATGGATATTGAAAAAGAAGATAGACATATTCTCAATGTTTCTGAAACCGACAATTCGGTAATTGTTGAATTCAAAAAGGTTGAAGAAGAAATGGCAGAAATGGAAGATATTGAAGAATCTGAAGAAGAAGCCATAGTTGATGAAGAAGAAAGGCATATTGATGGTGCTATCAAGTATAGAACTATTGATTTGTCCAGAGCTTCTTACATTGACGAAGAAAAGAGATTGGTTCGTATTGGCGTTTCGTCAGAAGAACCAGTTGAAAGAAGTTTTGGTATGGAAGTGCTAGGACATTCTGAAGGTGATATAAATATGGAATTTATTTCATCTGGTCGTGCACCACTTTTGTTAGATCATGACATGTCTAAGCAAATAGGTGTGATAGAGCAATTTAAACTGGATGAGAGTGCTAAAAGAACAATTGCACTGGTAAGATTTGGAAAATCTTCCCTAGCTCGTGAAGTGTTTGAAGACGTAAAAGATGGTATACGCATGAATATATCAGTCGGTTACAGAGTAGATAAACTGGAACGCATGGATGATAAGGATAAAGATTATTATCGTGCAAGCTGGACTCCTATGGAAGTCAGCTCAGTTAGCGTGCCCGCAGATCAAAGCAGGCTAGTTGGCGTTGGGCGTTCTGAAAATAAACAACACATTTTACACAAAGAGGTAAAAAAAATGGAAAACGAAAAACAAGAAATTAATCTTGATGAAGTTAAATCTAAAGCTGTTGTTGAAGCTAAAGCTGAATTTAAAAGAAACTCTAAAGAGATTCTTGATTTAGCTAGTCAACACAACAAAAGAGATTTAGCTGACGAAGCTATTTCTAATGGTTTATCAGTGGAAGAATTTAGAGGTGTATTATTAGACAATATTTCTAATAGCGAACCTTTAGAAACTCCTTCTGAAATCGGTTTAACCGAAAAAGAAACTAAAAGATTTAGTATTTTAAGAGCCGTTAATGCAATGGCTAATCCTACTGATCGCAAAGCACAAGAAGATGCTGCCTTTGAATTTGATTGTTCAAGAGCTGCTGGTGAACTCTATGGTAAGACTGCACAAGGCGTGCTGCTTCCACCAGAAGTTCTAAGAACTTGGGGACAACGCGATCTTAATTCTTCTGATGATTCAAGTTTAATAGCTGAAGATTACAGAGGTGGGGATTTTATTGATGTATTGAGAAACAATTCAGCAGTGCTGCCTTTAGCTAGTGTGCTACAAGGTTTGACTGGTGATGTCAAAATACCAAAGAAAACTGCTGGTTCTACTGCTGCTTTTATTAGTGCAGAAGGCGGAGATTCTTCTGAATCTGAAATGACAGTTGGTAATGTCTCAATGACACCTAAAACTTTAGGAGCTCACACAGAAGCTACTCGTCAATTATTAATTCAATCATCTTTAGATGTTGAGAACTTAATAAGAAATGATTTAGCTGCTGCAATGGCTACACACATTGATAATGTTGCTATAAGTGGTTCTGGTTCAAGTGGTAATCCTACTGGAATCATCAACCAATCTGGTATTAACACTCAAGCATTTAGCACAGATACTGCACCAACTTTTGCTGAAGTTGTTGGTATGGAAACTGCTGTAAGTTCTGATAATGCTTTATTAGGCAACTTAGCTTACATAGTTAATCCTTCAACATTTGGTACATTGAAAACTACTGAAAAAGCCACTAACACTGCACAATTTATTGCAGTTGATGGTGAGATCAATGGTTACAATGCAGTCGTTAGTAATCAAATTACTAATGGTGTTATGTTGTTTGGTAATTTCAGTGACTTGTTAGTTGGTTTCTTCGGTGGTTTAGACATCGTTGTTGACCCTTTCACGCACTCGAAATCAGGAACTGTGAGAATAGTAGCATTACAATCTTGCGATATTGCTGTAAGACACGCTGTGTCATTCTGTAAATCTACCTAGTAGATGGTAATGACAACTGATGGAATGGTGGGCTTAACGCCCACCTTTCCTAATAAAAAGGAAAAAGTTATGAATAAATATTTAATCTTATCTGACACTGTTGCAGATAAAAAAAATGTCAAAGCTGGTGATATTGTTGAACTAGATATTGACGAAGGTAAAGCCTTAGTAAATTATGGTAAAGCTGAAATATCAACTGCTAAAGAAACTAAAAAAGAAAGCAATCGTAGCGTTGGTTTAGAAACATCTGAAGCACCAAGACCAAAAAAAAGAACTAAAAAATAATGGCGTTAGAAAGTGCAGCAGATTTTAATTCTTACCTTGATTCAACTACTGGACATGGTGTAACTGCTACATTTTTTGAAGTACAAAGTATTTTTTTTGATCAAAGAACAGGCTTAATAGATACTTGGTTTGATATAGATACTGGTGACAGTATAAATATTGACATAATTATTGATCAAGAATATTTTGATATTGCTGGCAACAGCGTTGCAGTCGAAGGTTTTCAACCTAAAGCATTAGTAAAATCTTCTGATGTGCCTTATATATCACAAGAAGATCGTTTGTTAGTTAATGCAATTACTACTAACAAAGGTTCTGTTTTAAAAGCAGAAACAACCTTTGTTGTGAAGAATGTACAACCAGACAACACTGGTTTTATAGAATTAATTTTAGAGGAACAATAATGTCTCAATATAGATTAGAAACTGAAGAAGATATGAGTTCTTATCTTGATGCTGATTTTGGTCATGGGCGTACTGCTACTTTTACAAACACAAGTGGTCAAACATCAAATATACAACTTATTTTAAATAATGAATATTTTGAAGAAGAATTTGGAGTAGGTGTTGAAGGCACAAAACCAATTGCTTATTGTCGATCTGTAGATGTACCAAGTGTCAAACATGGCAACACTTTAGCAGTAGCTGCTTATAAAGATGTTGATGGTAATACTTTAGTTGGAGCTAAAACTTATAGTATTGTTAATGTGCAAAAGGACAACACTGGTTTTACTTCTTTAATGTTAGAGGAATTATAATGGCTAACCATGTCAGACAGCAGATTAGAGAGCGTTTAGGCACTGTCTTAACTGGTTTAACTACAACTGGTTCAAATGTATTTGAATCAAGAGTTTACCCCTTAGAAACAGCTAGTTTGCCTTCGTTATTGATCTATACAAAATCAGAAACATCTGAACCTATTGTAATAGGCACAAATAGATTATTAGAAAGAAATTTATCAGTAGCTATAGAATGTTATGTAAAAGCAACAAGTAATTTCGATGATTCAGTTGATACAATATGCAAAGAAGTAGAAACAGCTATAGCTGCTGACCCAACTTTAAACAATTTAGCGAAAGATACTTTTTTAGAAAGTACCGAAATAGAATATAATGCAGAAGGTGAAAAGCCAGTTGGTTATGCCACCTTAACATTTAATGTTAATTATTTTAATCAGGAACAAGCACCTGATGTAGCGAGGTAAAAATGAAACTATTTAGTCCAGATGGCAAGATTTCTATAGATGCTCATCCTTCAAGAGTTGAAAGTCTATTGAATAAAGGTTGGAAAGAAGAAGCAACCAAAGAAATTAAATCTTCTTCAAAAAAAGAGGTAAAAGAAAATGGCAGTACATAAAGGAAGCGAAGGCTTAATTAAAGTTGGCTCTGCTACTGTTGCTGAAGTTAGATCATATTCTTTAGAAGAAAGTGCTGATGTAGTTGAAAAAACTGCAATGGGCGATTCTTCTAGGTCTTATTTATCTACGCTTACGCAATTTACAGCATCTGTAGATGTATTTTTTGATGAAACTGACACTGCACAAACTGCATTATCAATAGGTTCTACTGTGACACTAGAGGTTTATCCTGAAGGTGCTTCAACTGGTGACACTTATTATAATGGTTCAGCAATTGTTACTGGTTTCACTAGAAGTGCATCATTTGATGGTTTAGTAGAAGCTAGTGTAACTTTACAAGGTTCAGGTGGCTTAACTACTTCAACAGCTTAATATGAAAGTTATTGATAAAGCTAAAGCACATTTTAATTCTTTAGATATTAAAGAAATTGAAATACCAGAATGGAGTGACGATGGTGAAATACTTAAAGTTTATGCAAAGCCATTAACATTAGCGGAAATGTCTAAATTGCAAAAATATGCAAAAGACGATGATGTGGCGTTGATGGCTTATTGCTTAATACACAAAGCACTTGATGCTGAAGGTAATAAAGTATTTGATATAGGTGATAAAACAACCTTAATGAATGGCGTTGATAAAGATGTCTTAGCTAGAGTAGCTACAGAAATAATGTCAGCACCTTCAGTTGAGGAACAACTAAAAAAGTAAGGGAAGATAAAGATTTATTTGCAAGATACTATTTAGCAGAATTGTTGGGAGTAACAGTAGCTGAATTAGAAGAAAAAATGTCTTTATCTGAATTTACTGGATGGTTAGCATATTTAGAAGAAAAGAATAGGCAAATAAACAATGGCAGGAACTGATTATAAATTAAGAATTAAAGGACAAGACCAAACTGGTAAAGCGTTTGGTAAGGTAAATAAAAATATTAATTCTACGCAATCAGCTATGAAAAAATTAGCTGGTGCATTTGCTGGTGCATTTGCTGTTCGTCAATTAGTTCAGTTTGGTAATGAAGCATTACAAATAGCTGATGCTATTGGTAAAACTGCTGATGCTACTGGTGTTGGCGTAGAATTTTTGCAAAGATATCAATTTGCAGCTCAACAAGCTGGAGTTGAAACAGAAAAATTTAATAAAGCCTTAAAATTCTTTACTAAAGGTGTTGGTGAAGCAACACAAGGTAAAGGTCTAGCTAAAGAAGCATTTGAAGATTTAGGCATATCAATTTTTGATGTTGGTGGTAAAACAAAAAAATCAGAAGAATTGTTTTTAGAATTTTTTACTGCTTTAGAAAAAGTACAAGACCCAATGCGTAGAAATGCTTTACTAGCAGAAACTTTTGGTGCGAAAGTTGGTCTTGATATGGCTAATATGATTAAAGATGGTGTAGCTTCTATGGAAGAATTAGCAACTTCAGCTACTGGCGTTTTAGATGAAGAAACAATCAGGAGGGCAGAAAGATTTAATGACACCATGAATATTCTTAAAAGACAAATATTAGTGCCAATTCAAACAATGTTTATCAATGCTGCTGATTCAGTTTTAATGTTTTTAGATGCTATAGGTTTGATTGAAGTTCCTAAAACAATGGAAGAATTAAATGCAGAACTTGATGATTTAAATAAAAAACAAGAAATATTTAATAACTTATTAGAAAAACAAAAAACACGATCTTCTTTTGAAGATCAAACAGAAAAAATAGCACTAATAAAAGAAGAAATAACACAATTAGAAAAAAACTTAGAATTAAGAAAAAAAATAGACCAATCTATACAAGACAACACTAGTGCAATGAACGCTATGGGAAATATTGCTAGTACTTTAAACTCATCTTTTGAAGAATTTTTTGATTTTACTAAGCAAGGATTTTTAGATTTTGAAAATATGTCAAAAAAAATACTAGCTTCAATAATAAACGAAATGGTAAAAATCTTTATTATTAAAGAAGCGTTAGGTTTTGCAGCAGATTCATTTGGCAAAGATACAAAAATAGGTAAAGTTTTTCAAAGAGCTGCTGACAAATATGAAGGTGGTGGTTTCACTGGTTCAGGTGCAAGAGCAGGTGGTATGGATGGTAGAGGTGGTTTTATGGCTATGTTACATCCAAATGAAACTGTAATAGATCACACAAAAGGACAAGGGATGGGTACTACAGTAAACTTTAATATTAATACAGTTGATGCTGCTGGCTTTGACCAGTTACTAGCTTCAAGAAAAGGTACAATTACTCAAATAATAAATAACGCTATGAATAATCAAGGCAAAATGGGCGTGGTGTAATGAGTGGTGCATTTCCAACAAGTCCTAGTTTTAGAACTTTAAATTTTAAAGATAATAGACCTACTTTACTAAATCAAACTATATCTGGTAAAAAACAAGTTAGACAGATTGGCGGTCAATATTTTTCTTTTACTGTATCAATGCCACCATTAGAACAATTAGATTCACAAGCTATCTTTGCTTTTTTACAAAAACAAAAAGGTAGTTTTGAAAACTTTACAATTGCACATCCTTTACACAACATGGGAACAAGCAAAAATGAAACAGATATTTTAGTAAATGGTGTTCACGCTTTATCAGATAGCACAATTGCTTTAGATGGTTTTTCACATACAAACAATGCTTTAAGAGCAGGTGATTTAATCAAGTTTGCTAACCACACAAAAGTTTATATGATTCAAGAAGATGTTACTGCTTCTGGTGGTGGTGCTACTGTTTCTATATCACCAAATTTGGTAGCTACTCTAGCTGATAATGAAGCTGTTACTGTCAATAAACCAAGTTTTACTGTATATCTTGAAAGCAATGAAATTGTATACAGCACTGATATTAATGGTTTATTTAGTATTTCATTTGATGTTAGAGAGGTTGTCACCTAATGCCAAGAACTTTATCTTCAGCACTTCAAACGCAAGTATCAGCAGATGCAACTAAGATCGCTTTCTTAGTTGAATTGCAATTATCTACTGTAGTTAGAGTAACTAATTATGGTCGTAATGTTGTGTTCAATTCAAACACTTATGAAGCTGGGGGTTCTTTTGTTACTGTTGATGCAACTACTGAATCAGGCAAATTACAAGTTGATGAAATAAATATAGGTTTATCAAATGTTACCAACGAAATAAGAGCTTTAATAGAATCAGGTGCATTTACCGATAAAATTGCAAACATATATATTGCTTATTTTGATTCAGATGAAGAATTAGTCGGTGCGATAACTTATTTTACTGGACAAATAAGAAATGTATCTATCAATGAAACTGTAGATGCTTCTAATATATCTTTAGTAGTTGCTAGTCATTGGGCAAATTGGAGTTTAACAAAAGGTAGACATTTTTCTGATGCTTCACAACAAGATTTTAGTTCTGGTGACAAGGGTTTAGAATATGCTACGCAAGTTAAAGAAGATGTTAGATGGGGTACTAAATAATGGGTTTTTTTGTTGCTGCATTAAAATTTGTAGGTTTTAGTGCTGCTACAGCAGCAACTATTGCTACTGTTACCACTGCTATTATTTCAACATACACTTTAGTCACTGGTGTCAAAGCTTACAAACAAGCAAAATCTTTAGCTAATAGTTTAAAAAATCAAGGTTCAGAAATACTAGCTAATAAAACTTCTGCTGGTGGAAAGATACCAGTAGTTTATGGTTCAAGACGAGTTGGTGCACAAATAGTATTTATGGATACAGCAGAAAATGAATCAAG